CCATTGTAGGTATTCAGGGAAAAGGCTGGGCGTTAATCGCAGCAGACTCCATGACTACCTATGACGACAAACCATACTATGCAAAAGGTGTGGATAAAGTTACTAAAAAAGGTGACTATGTATTTGGCTTTTCAGGTGATGCTATTGCTGGCAACATAGCCAACTACCTATGGAACCCACCTAAAGTTATTAAGACAATACCAACAGATGTATTTATGCAGACAAAAGTTCTGCCTTCCCTGCGGGAAGTAATGGTTGAACATGGCTATAACCCTGATACAGCCAAAGATAAGGATGCCGGATTTGATGCACTTATCTGTTTAAACGGTATTATCTATGAAGTTGACCAAGATTACTTATGGTCAAGAGATGACCGTGGCTTGTATGCAGTAGGCAGCGGTGGCGATTTAGCCCTTGGTGCGCTCGCAGCAGCAGGCATGAGTAAAACTTCTATTAAGAGTGTTGAGGCTGTGGCTCGTAGAGCAATCAAGATTTCCGCTGATTACAACATAAGTGTCGGTGGAGATGTAAAAGTAATTACCCAAAGGAGTAAGTAAATGTGTGCTGAGTGCGGATGCTACGGCTCTGTTAACCCTTACGGCGTAGGCGGTAGGGATGTAGGCAGTAAGCCAAAAGAAGCAAGTCTAAAGAAGGTCACCGTTCAACCGGGCGTTTATCACGAAAACGAAACCGAAATTGAGGATGACTAATGCCTAAAAATAAAGTTGAAAAGATTATGGGTGAGTTTAAACGCGGAACCCTACATAGTGGAAAAGACCCAAAAGGTCCTAAGAAAGCAGCAGTTGTAAAGAACCGTAAACAAGCCGTTGCCATTGCTTTATCGGTAGCGGGTAAATCAAAGAAAAAGGGGAAATAAGTAATGCCAATGTACGAACAAAAGAAAGCAAAAATTACTGGCACAGCAACATCTAAGCCAGCAGTAAAGAAGCCAGTTGCACCTGCTAAGCCATCTGCAAACATGGTTAAGATGAACAAATCAAAGCCAAAAAAGAACATGATGTAGGTAATGTCGTCAGGCAAGCGCAAGAACCATCACAAATTTAATAAAACTCAAATTAAAGATGGGATGGTAGTAATACTTAGGAAAGACGGCAGGATTAAATCTGTCTTAGGAAAGTATGGAGAGTATGGAAAACAAAAGCAAACGCGACCCTAGATTAGCAAGAGCAGGCGTATCAGGCTTTAACAAACCCAAGCGCACTCCAAGTCATCCTACTAAGTCGCATGTTGTTGTGGCTAAAGAAGGCTCACAAGTAAAGACAATTCGTTTTGGACAGCAAGGCGTGACTGGTGATAGACAACCAACTGCACGCCAAGCATCCTTTAAGGCTCGTCATGCTAAGAACATTGCCAAAGGCAAGATGTCCGCAGCATACTGGGCAGACAAGGTGAAGTGGTGAAAAAGAAAGCATTTTGGGATACAAAGAACCCTAATAAAAAATCTACACCGTTAACCCCAGCACAGAAAGCCAAGGCTAAGGCTATGGCTAAGAAGGCTGGTCGCCCTTATCCAAACTTAGTAGATAACGCAGCAGCAAAAAGAAAGGCTAAGTAATGGCACTAGGAACAGCAGGAAGCACATTAACAGGTGAACTTAATCGCCTTGCAGGTGTTACAAATGTGGCATCTTACAAAGCACCACAGGGTGCTGCTAATGCCTATGCAGGAACAACAGGCTTAGGTCTTATTGCTGCTCTTAATTACAAGGCTAGTACATCCCGACAACCTAAGGACTACAAAGGTTTAAACGCAGTTTGTAATGAACTTGCTAGCACAACTGGAAAGTCTGCGGTAGATGCATTGAGGTCTATTAACCTATGAGTACACTTAACCAATTAACTGAGCGTATTGATACACTATTGCATGGCTATACGGTTAACTCCGAAGCCAGCACATGGTTAACAACCAGCGCTACAACATCTACAACTTCTCTTACTGTGTTTGATACATCAGTAATTGGTCGTGGTTACATACAAATCAATGATGAAATGTTGTATGTAAATACCGTTAACCCAGCATCAAGTACATTAACACTTGCCCCTTGGGGTCGTGGACAACGCGGTACTACCGCTGCTGCACATGCTGCTAACGATAGAGTAATTGTTTCACCATTGTTTCCACGCAATGAAATTAAGCGTGCTATTAACGATACTATCAATGCTGTTTACCCAGCCATCTTTGGCGTAGGTCAAACAGAGTTTAGTTTTGTTGCTGCTAAAACAACTTATGATTTACCTGATGAAGCAGAAAACATTTTAAACATTACTCACTCAGTCATAGGTCCAAGCAACGAGTGGCTTCCAGTTCGTGCATGGCAACTAGACCGATTGGCTAATCCAACAGCATTTGGTACAGGTGGTAACTTAGGAAAGAGTATTAGCGTTTACTCTCCTATTGTTCCGGGGCGCAAAGTCAATGTTGTTTATTCAAAGCGCCCAACACTATTGTCGGCAGCAACAGATGAGTTCACCACAGTTACAGGGTTGCCGTCATACGCTGAGGATGTAATCATTTATGGCGCAGCCTTTAGGATGATTTCCTTCCTTGACCCTTCTCGCCTTGGTCCGCAACACGCAGCAGCAGACTTGCTTGACTCACAACAAACTGCTCGTTCAGGCGAAACTGCATCACGCTTCTTGTTTGGTATTTACCAACAGCGTTTAAACGAGTGTGCAGAAAATCAACGCAGACAATTCCCAGTCCGCAGTCACTATCAAAGGTAGGTAAATAAATGGCAGCAGGAGATGCAGGCTCACCAAAACGGTACTATTCAGCAACAGCGGTAGAAACAACTATTACTGCTGCTATCCCTTCGGCAGCACAAGGCGATACTTATACTTCTTTCGTTGTCGCTTCTACTAGCGGATTTGCTGCTTCGTTCCCTTATACACTTCTTATTGACCCCGATACCAACAAAGAGGAAGTAATTACAGTTGAGTCAGGTACTGGCACAACTCTTACTGTTAAGCGTGGTCAAGATAATACTCAGGCAGTAGCACACTCTGCTGGCGCAACAGTTCGCCATGCTGTATCTGCACGCGATTTCCGTGAATTACAAACCCACATTGCATCCCGTGGTTATGATGCTGACTCTAGCATTATGACGAACATTGATACGCATGTTCACGGTCTTGGCTCAGGTGATGGTTCAGTAGTAGGCACTACAAAGGCTCAGACTCTTAGCAATAAAACTTTTTCAGGAACAATTACTTCTAGCGCTGCAACATTTACTGGTGGTACTTTTTCTAGCGGTACTATTACAAGTGCAACTATTACATCATCAACTATTGCTGGTGCGGTAATTGCTAATGGTGGTATTAACTTTGAAGGTTCAACTGTTGATGGATTTGATACAACACTTACAGTAGTTGACCCAACCGCTAACCGTACTATTACACTTCCAAATGTTACTGGTACTGTGGCAATCCTTGATGCTTCACAAACAATTTCTAACAAGACTCTTTCAAGCAATACCCTAGGTTCTAACCTTGCTGCTGGTGGCTTTACCGTATCAGGCTTGGCTACACCTTCCGCTAACTCAGATGCTGCAACTAAAGGTTATGTAGATACACAAGTATCTAACCTTGTTGCATCAGCACCGGGAACACTTGATACTCTTAATGAATTAGCAGAGGCTTTAGGTGATGACCCTAACTTTGCAACAACAGTTACTAACTCAATAGCAACTAAACTATCTTTAAGTGGTGGCACTATGACTGGTGCTATTGCAATGGGTACAAATAAGATTACTGGTCTTGGTGACCCGACATCTGCACAAGATGCTGCTACCAAGAACTACATTGATACTCAGACTACTTCTGCTGGTGCATCTGCAACCGCTGCTGCACTTAGTGCTGCTGCTGCTGCAACATCAGCCACTAGCGCAGCCACATCAGCATCAAGTGCTGCTTCATCATACAATTCCGTACTTGGTCTAACTGGTTCAGGTATTGTCCGTGATTTAGGTTCAATTACTGATACAGATACTACTTCAAGTACATACTTAAACATTGCTACAATCGCTGCTGCTGCTGCGACAAGCGCATCATCTGCTTCTGCGAGCCAAACCGCTGCTGCTGCATCTCAAACTGCTGCTGCTACAAGTGCTACATCTGCTGCCAATAGTGCAACTGCTGCTGCTACTAGCGCAACCAGCGCAGCAGCATCTGCTACCGCAGCAGCAACAAGTGCTTCTAGTGCATCAGCATCAGCAAGCGCTGCTGCAACGAGCGCAACAAGTGCAGCCACAAGCGCTACAAGCGCTGCTAACTCAGCAAGCGCTGCTGCTACATCAGAAACAAATGCTTCTGCTAGCGCAAGTCTTGCAAATAACTGGGCAACATTAACAAGTGGTCCTGTTGCTGGTGGAGAATACTCCGCTAAGTATCATGCACAGTCCGCTGTAACTAGCGCCACAAACGCTGCTGCATCCGCTACCGCTGCTGCAACTAGCGCTACAAGCGCTGCTGCTAGTGCTACGGCTGCTGCTACTTCTGCTACTTCTGCTGCTGCAAGCGCAAGCGCTGCTGCTACATCAGCATCATCTGCTGCTGCTAGTGCTGCTCTTATTGGTTCAGCAATACTTGCAACTATTGTAGATGCTAAAGGTGATTTAATTGCTGCTAGCGCTGCTGATACCGTAGTAAGAGTTGCCGTAGGAACTAATGGACAATACCTAAAGGCTGACTCTAGTACAGCAAGTGGGCTTGCTTGGTCAACAGTAGATGCCTTGCCAAGTCAAACGGGCAATGGTGGTAAGTATCTAACAACTAATGGTTCAACCGCATCTTGGGCTGCGATTACTACTGACCCGCTGCCGGATGTCTTTATGATGATGGGGGCTTAATAACATGCCAGCATTTGCAATGCAACTCCGTAGAGGAACTACCGCAGAACACTCTACATTTACAGGTTTGGTTGGGGAAATTACAGTTGATACAACCAAAGATACAATAGTGGTACATGACGGCACAACAGTCGGCGGAATACCACTAGCAAAATCATCCGAAGTCACAGACGGCGGATTAAATCCATTTCTACTTATGGGGGCATAACCTATGGCATACAAAGTATTAGGTCGTAAAGCATCTGCTGCTACGACTTTAGAGGAACTGTACGCAGTTCCAGCATCATCTAGTGCTGTGGTTTCTACAATCGTTGTAGCAAACCGTTCAGCATCAACACGCACATACCGTATTGCGGTAAAACCAGCAACTGGTACAACTATTGCAGACGAACATTACATTGCTTATGATGTATCAATCGCTGCTAATGACTCAGTTGCATTAACACTAGGCATTACTCTTGCTGCTACAAATGCAATTCATGTGTACGCATCTGCTGCATCATCACTTACATTTACTGCATTTGGCTCTGAAAACTAATTTAACCGAAAGGCTTTAACCACCATGGCTATTTCTAAGGCATCTAATTCAAGTATTCGTAATAAACTTGTTAAGCAAAATTCTTTTGCTGGCATTGTTTCAGGAATTGAACTATTAGTTGTCGGCGGTGGCGGTGGTGGTGGTTCAGGTCTTGGCGCTGGTGGTGGCGCTGGTGGTTTAATTTACAACAAAAACTTTTCCGTTGCAGCAGGAACAGCAATAACTTGTACTGTTGGCGCTGGTGGTGCAGGGGGAGTTCAATCTAGTGGAAACCCCAACAATGGAACTGTTGGAAACGATAGTGTTTTTGGTAGCCAAACTGCTTATGGTGGTGGTTTCGGAAGCGGTATTGGCGGAAAAACCAATGGTGGCAATGGTGGTTCCGGTGGCGGTGGTGGCTGGGCTAACTCGTCATCTGATGTCGGACAAGGCGGTACTGGCACTAGCGGTCAAGGTAACAATGGTGGCAACGCTACTTGGGTAAGTAGTAGCGTTATTAACTCAGGCGGTGGTGGCGGTGCAGGTAGTGCTGGTTCTGCTGGCGCTAATACTTCTACTGGCGGTGCAGGTGCAGCAGGTGGTGCTGGTCTTGCTTATTCAATAACTGGTCAATCTGTTTATTATGCTGCTGGCGGTGGCGCTGGAAGTTACGAAGGTGGCACAACCAAATACGCTGCCTATGGTGCTGGTGGTACTGAATTGGCTGGTGGTACTGGTGGTAACGAAGGATACGGTCAACCCGGAAAAGCCAATCGTGGTACTGGCGGGGGCGGTGGTTCTTATAGCGGTGCAGGTGGTCAAGAACTACCACGCCTTGATGGTGGTAATGGTGGTTCAGGAATAGTTATTATTGCTTATCCTGACTATTATCCGGACATTAAAACAATTAGTAGTGTTACATACACTCTTAATACAACAGATAGACCGGGATACAAAGTTTACAAATTTACTGCTGGAACAGGAACGGTGACTTTTTAATGGCTACTAGAAAATTCTCTGATACTAATTCTAAAAATTCATCAGTTGGAAAAACAGTATTTAATACAACTCGTTTTGTTGATGTGCTTGTTGTAGCAGGTGGTGGTGCAGGACACTATAACAACTCAGGTGGTGGTGGTGCAGGTGGTTTAGTTCTAAAGTTTAATCATCCATTAACTATTGGAACTTCTTATAGCGTTACTGTTGGTTCAGGTGGAACTGGGCGAGCAGCAAGCACATCAGTTTTAACTTATAGTTCTGCACAAACTGGACAAGACTCAACCTTTGATACTTTAACCGCTAAAGGTGGAACTGGCGGAACTGCTTGGGATAGTTTTGAAAATGCCCCTGATGGTGGTTCAGGTGGTGGTGGTGCTGCTGTTTGGCATAGTTCAAAATCAACCGCCAATCGTGGTGGTGGAACAACACAACACACACAATCAGGTGACTCAGGATTTTTTGGATTTGGTAATCCCGGTGGTAAAGGTGCTAGGACTGATACTGATGCTGGTGGTGGCGGTGGCGGTGGTGCAGGAACACCCGGAAAAGCCGCTTGGCAAGATTTAATTGACGGGGCAGGTAGAGGTCGTGGCGGTAAAGGCGGAGAAGGTTTACAAATTTGGGGTACTTGGTACGCATCCGGCGGTGGTGGTGGCGGTGGCGGGGGCGGTCAAGGTGGACCTAGCGGTGACCCTTCAAGAACAGTCCAAGGCTATGGCGGTTCCAATACTGGTCCTTACATAGATGGACAACATGCTACTGCTAATACTGGAAACGGTGGTGGCGGTGGTGATAACTCTAATGGCGGTAATGGTGGAAGCGGTATTGTAATAATTCGTTATCCTGATTTTTATGCTACTGCAACATCAACTACTGGCTCACCAACTGCTACAACAAGTGGTGGGTATCGTTATTATACATTTAATGGTAACGGTTCTATAACAATCTAAAGGAGAAACATGGCACACTTTGCAAAACTAGATGAAAATAATGTTGTTACACAAGTTGTTGTAGTAGCAAATGAAGTTATCCTTGATGAAAATGGAAACGAGTCTGAACAAAAAGGAATTGACTTTCTTACAGAACAAACAGGTTATTCTAAATGGAAACAAACATCATACAATAAAACTTTTAGAAAAAATTATGCTGGATTTGGCATGATTTATGATGAAGTTGCAGATGTATTTCTTTTTCCGAAGCCGGGTGCATCATGGACTTTTAACCCAATTTTAAAAGATTGGGTTCCACCTATCCCAGTACCAAATGATGGTTTAATGTATAACTGGGATGAGCAAATTCAGTCTTGGGTTTTAAGTAATAATCAATCTTGATTGACTGTTTAAACTGTGGCAAGGAATTTTCTCCTGTTGCCACTAGATGGCTATGCCCATTTTGTAAGACTAAAGCAAATTGTTGCGAAGGCGAACCCCAGTAAAGGAAGTGTTTAAATGGCAATAACTAGCCGTGCGCCCCACATTACCGAACGCCCACAGATTGACCTGTCGGGTTCCGTATCTCAATACTATGAGATTACTGGTAATGCTTTTGATGTGGCTATTGCAGGCTTGCCTTTTATTCTTGGCGTAACTGACTCTACACCTTACCGCCGACAGACCGCGGAGTTTCGTACTCAGCGCGTTGACCAAGAGCGTGACCCCGGTGAGCAGTCACTTGCTGGTTCAGGTTATTGGATTAGGTCACAGTCATCCTTGCATCTAGGTCAAGGCATTAACTATCAGGAACCACTTGAAGGCGACCCTGACCAAACCAAGTTCCGTTACAAGACTGGTGAAGGTGTTGACCCTTGGACTACTGGGCAAATTAAACTTTTAAAAAGAACCACGCTTCAAGAGGCAACAACTGCTAAGTCATTTGTTTTTTCTACAACTATTAACGGCGCTGATTTTCTTATTCAAGTTAATGAGTCTGCATCAGATACTATTCGTATTTTAAGGATTTCTACAACTGGTACTGAAACTACACTTGTAAACAATTCAGCAATTACTGAAAGAATTTTGGCTGCTTGTATGGGCGGTAATGACCTTATGGTTGTTACACCAACTAAAGTTTATCGCTATTCATTTGATGATGTTAGCCCAGCGCTACACCACGATTATTCTATTAACTCAGCCAATGCTGCGACTAGCAAAGTTGCTATCAGTTATGTTAAGAGTCGTTTTATTATTGCTTACTCTGATGTTAATGGTGCAACTCAGGCGTACTCTATTACAAAAAATACTGGTTCATCAATTAACTTTAGCACATTAACTGCTATCAATGGTTCAACAACTCTACCTTCTAACTTTACCTTTACTGCTATAACTGAGTCATCTAACGCTATTTATGTTGGTGGTTTTTCGGGTGATGAAGGTTCTGCATTTAAGATTACAGTAGATAATACTGGTGCTTTATCTACAATGGTTCGTGTAATTCTTTTGCCAAAGAGTGAACAACTATTATCAATGTATGGATACCTTGGTTCTTATGTATTACTTGGAACTAATCGTGGTGTTCGTGTGGCTGTTGTTGATGCTGATGGTAATGTTACTTATGGTCCACTTGTGTTTGAAGCAACAGGTGGTGTTTATGCATTTACTGCCCGTAACTCATTTGTTTGGGCTGGTGTAAACGCAGGCATTGGTGGACAGTCAGGTTTGTATCGCATCAATCTTGGTGCGCCACTAGCAAACAATGGCTATGCTTATGCATCAGACTTGGTTGCAACCAGTACAACTGGACACATCCACTCTGTTGCAACCTTTGATAATGGTCGTAAAGCATTTACTGTTGAAGGTTCAGGTCTTTGGGTTGAACATGCTACGCAACTTGTTGAGTCAGGAACATTTACTACTGGACTAATTCGTTTTGATACATTGGAAAACAAAGCGTGGAAGCGACTTCGTTTGCGTACACCTGATACATTACAAGGGGACATCCAAATTGCAAGAGTTACAGAAAATGCTGCTGATGCGCTCACTACTGTTGCACAAGGTACAACCGAACAATACGACTATGACCTTGCGGTTGTATTTCCGGATGTTTCGCCTGATGCTTCTTTCCGTTTCACCCTTTACCGCAACACTTCTGATGCCACTACTGGCGCTGTTATTTATGGCTATTCTGCTAAAGCGCTTCCTACTCCTACTCGCGCTCGCGTTATTCAAATTCCTTTATTCTGTTTTGATAGAGAAACCGATAAACTTGGTAACCTATTGGGTTACGAAGGCTATGCAAGAACGCGATTAAGCGCACTAGAAACGGTTGAAGGCGTTGGCGAAACCGTTGTTATTCAAGATTTCACCGCTGGCGGAGAGCCTATTGAAGCGGTGATAGAGCAGATAACCTTTATTCGCTCAACTCCACCTAACCGTAACTTCTCAGGCTTTGGCGGTATTGTCCAAGTCGTTGCGAGAACTGTCGTATAAAAGGAATAAGAAAATCAAATGACTCCTGCAAACTGGGCTGCACTAGCCGTATCCATAATGACCCTTCTAGTTGGCTTTGCCACCGCTATTAGATTTTTGGTTAAACATTATCTAAGCGAACTTAAACCAAATGGGGGCAGTTCAGTTGCTGACCGTTTAAACAGAGTAGAAAGACGAGTTGACGAAATCTATTCGCTCTTACTTGAAAGAAAATAATGAATAAATTAGCAAAGAAACCAACACCAGCAGCGCTCGCCGTACTGCGCCAAGCGACTGCTATCTCACCAAAGCGTAAGAAATTATCTGATGGATTGCTTCCTTCTGCTGCTCACTTAAAACAAAGCCCAACTAGCGACCACAATACTGGCTATGCTGTTGACTTAACACATGACCCTGATAACGGAATTGATTGTGCAGACATTTTTCAAAAACTAAAAACAGATAGTCGTGTGAAGTACCTTATCTTTCAAGGAAAGATTTGGTCTAAAGATAAAGCCAAGCAAGGTGACCGCAAGTACACAGGCTCAAATCCACACAACAAACACTTGCACATCTCCATCAATGATGGATGCGGTGATGATGTACGCCCATGGTTCCCATGGAAGTCAGCACCTAAGTTAGTAAATCAAATAAGGGCAGCCGTTGCGGTTGTTCCCCAAAAGAAAGTGGTATCAAATGAACCAAAAGTTAGTAGCAATACTAGGCAGTTATGTGCGTGCAGCGGTTGCTGCTGCTCTCGCCCTGTATCTAGCAGGTGAAACAAACCTAAAGACTTTGGCACTTGCAGCATTAACAGGCGCAGCAGGTCCATTGCTTAAAGCACTTGATGCATCTGACCCATCCTTCGGCAGAGGTGCTGAATAATCTAATCGTTTAAACAAGAAAGCCCCGCTTTCACTTCGTACACTTCCCCTATGTACGCTGTGATTGCGGGGCTTTTTTTGTTTTATTAACTTGTCCGATTATCAGTTGAGTAAAAACCGCTAGCGTTAAACTTAACTGACGGGACTGACCATACTCTAGTCATTGCCTGTCCGCAACAGTTGGCAGTAATTTCGCTATGTATAGAAATTTCTGTTTCATACTGGATGCCACACTTCTCGCATTTAAACTCATAGATTGCCATTGGGATTTCCTTTGTCGGCAGGGGTGGGTGCTGTTAATTTTGTGCCACAATTTGCACACTCAGCATCTGTAAACCATACTGCTATTTCATAATCTATAAAAATACATTTAACATTTAATACTTCGCATCCGCAAATACAACTGTGGCTTGGTTCGCCCCGCAAGTCGCCGAAGGATTTACCATAGTCAGGCTTCCACTCGCCAACTGGCGTTGGCTCAGCCACACTTATCCTTACGCTGCACGAACAGCAGTCTAATTACATTTGTGTAATTTTGCTTGAAACGACACGGCGTGTCGCCGAATAGGGGAGAGATTGCACCTGTATCCTAGCGGGGAAATCAACTACAAATAGAAAGGACTGGATAATTGACCCTTGAAATTAAGACAGGGAAATCTTATGTTAGTCATAGTGGATTGTCCACATGGCTTAACTGCGGATGGCAATTCTATCTATCCCGTATTCAAAAAGTTCCTGAGAACCCATCCTACTGGTTAGTAGGTGGTTCATCTGTGCATGAAGCAACAGAAGTTTATGATGTTACAGGCACAGAGAACTTTGACCCCACCGTTGCTTTTAACGAAGCATGGAAACGCAACTATGAAAGAAGCGACAATGGCATGGAGTTCCGTGCTGGTGGTCGTTCTAGCAAGGCGTATCCAAATGGTGAGGATGCAACTTGGTGGTTAACCGAAGGACCTAAAATGGTTGACCGCTGGGTACAGTTCCGCAATGACTCAGGCTACCAACTGTTTAAACTACCTGATGGTCGCCCTGCCATTGAAGTTGAGATGAACCAAGAAGTTAGGGGCGTGCCTGTTAAGGCAGTTCTTGACCGCTTGTTTGTTACTCCCAACGGAGAACTGATTGTTGTGGACATAAAGACAGGAAGCAGAGAACCAGCAAGTAAAACTCAAATGGGTATCTACGCAATCATGGTAGAGAAAACATTTGGAGTACGCCCAGTTGGTGGTGCTTATTGGATGTCCCGCACAGGTGAACTGACGGACATGGTTAACCTTGATAACTTCACAGAAGCACGCCTTGGCTCATGGGTAAAGAACTTTGAGAAGGCAATAGAAAACAACATCTACATACCAGCACCCGGATTTATGTGCGGTACATGTGGCGTGAACGCTGCATGTTATGTTGTTAACGGTAAGGACTCACACAAATACCCCGAAATAACAGAAGGAGAAGCAAGTGATGAGTAATGAAGCACCATACCAAGTGAACTTAAAGACACCTAAAGGTTCACTACTCAATCTCAGAGCATGGGATGAGCAACAGTTAGACACAATCCTTGATGGATTGGAAGTGCGTATGCAACGCATCTTGCAACTAGAGGAAACGATTGAGGAACTGCATAAATTGAGCAGCGCACCTAACGCTGCACAAGCAATTCAGAACCTACAAAATGCTGGACTCAATCCAGTACCAGTTACACCAGCACAACCTATTGGAAATCAATGGGGTGCTAATACAATAGGTGCAGCAGCACAACCAGCGCCAGCAAATGCACCAGTCTGCGACCACGGATTGCCTATGCGATTTGTAGCAGCAGGTATTAGCAAGGCTGGTAAACCATACAAGGCGTTCTACGCATGCCCTAACGCCCGTGAAAGTGCATGCAATAAGAAGGTCGCTGCGTAACAATGAGATTACTTAGCCGTGCCATAAAGACTGCTTCACAAGGTGGGGCAACAATCCCCACAGTTTGGCAGTCTTTAGCAGCCCAACAGATAATGTTTAGACACGGCGAAGTATCAATGATTGCAGGTCCGCCGGGGGCAGGTAAAAGTACATTGGCTTTGTCTTTAGCCGTGCAAGCCAAAGTGCCTACCCTGTACATCTCGGCGGACACGCACTCACACACTATGTCCCTTCGTATGCTTGCAATGCTTACAGGTAAACCACAAGGTGAAGTTGAACCATTGATGGAACATGATAGGGATTGGGCAGCACAGATGTTAAAACCTGCTGACCATGTGATGTGGGAGTTTGATAGCGCACCAAGTCTTAAAGACATTGAGGACTCTGTTCTTGCTGCCCGTGAAAGACTTGGTGATGATGTTCGTTTAATCGTGCTTGATAACGCCGTTGATGTAACGCTTGAAGGTCAAGATGAGTGGGGCGGTTTGCGTACATTGATGCGTGAACTTAAATGGTGGGCGCGTGAAACAGGCGCTGCCGTTGTTGTATGCCACCACACCAGCGAAGGTGTACAAGGTAATCCTTGCCCACCTAGACACGCACTACATGGCAAGGTCGCTCAGACCCCAAGTTTAATACTTACAGTACACAGTCAACTCGGTGTTATGGGTGTCTGTGCTGTTAAGAACCGTTATGGTCCTGCTGATGCTACTGGTGGAACACCTATTTGGTTGTCCTATGACCCTGCCAGCATGCAAATTGCTGACTTATCACAACACCAAGTACAGATGGGACAAGCACAACTCCTATGAGTGATGATAGTTTAAACGACAAGTTCGCACCTAAGATAAAAGTTTCACAAGAACTATTAAGAGAAATGATTGATAGCGCACCTATCTCGGATGAGATGCGTGCAAAGATTGTTCAACAACTACCAATGATTGCGGAGAACTTAGATGATGCAACTCGCAGGATTTATGACCCGCAAAAGATTTGGTTTGAGTCTATTCAGTATGCAGATTATGTTGACCAACTGGCAACACATCTAAGAGATGCAGTTATTGAGGAACATCCTGACGATTGCAAGATGGAGATAGCCGTTGGCTTGCACACCATGTCCGGTATTTGGAAAGCCATGGCAGAGAACGCAATGACCATACTAGACGACATGAAAATTAAATCCGAAATGTATGACTTTGATGAAGTCATTATTGGAATAAAGGAAAAAGATGCATAGTAAAAATGAAACTTTATCTATTGGTTGGTGCGATAATGGTATGTCTGATGGTAAGTTTACCGAAGGACTTGTCTATACAATTATCATGGGTCAAGACCCTAAGAACATACAGATACATAATGCCATCCGTGTTCAAGGTAATCAGATTGGCAGACAAAGACAGAACTTATTTGACCTATGGGCTGACCAAGTAAAGACCGATTGGTTGTTATGGGTTGACTCAGACATTGTTCTTACCCAAGATGTACTAAAAAAATTATGGGATACAGCAGATAAGTTAGTACGCCCAGTAGTTACTGGTGTTTATTTTATTTCAAAAGAAAATGAACAAGCCTTGATGCAACCTATGCCATGTATCTTTAATGAAAGTGGACATGAATTTACTATTAACTACATACACCCACTACCTGAAAACGAAGTGATTAAGGTTGACTGTGCTGGCTTAGGACTTACCCTTATGCATAAGAGCGTTGTCCCTAGACTGCGTGAAGTATGTCCTGACTATTCTTTATTTGCAGAAAAAGAAGGTTTAAACAATCAGTTTGTAAGTGAGGACATTGTGTTCTTTAGATACTTAAAGAAGGCTGGTGTTCCTGTGCATACCCATACTGGCGCTCGCGTTAAACACATGAAGCGTTTTTCTTTGGATGAGAATTATTACAAATTGTATTGGGGTTCTGTTTACGAAGCCGAAGCGAGAAAGGCAAAAGCAGATGAACAACCAAGCGAACAAGCGTAGGGGTGCAGCCTTTGAGATTGAACTTGCTGACTGGCTGATGACTCAGGGTTTAAACGCCCAGCGTTTACCCCGTGCTGGAAGGAACGACATAGGTGATGTGTTTCTACCAACACCAAATGATTTCTATGTAATAGAAGCCAAAGCACCTAGAAGGGATGGTCGTATTGACCTGAGTGGGTGGTTGAGAGAAGCCTATGTGGAAGCCGAGAACTATCGGATAGCCAAGAAACAGGCAATAACACCAGTCCCATTGGTCATAATCAAGGCTGCCAACAAGGGTATTGGTGATGCTTATGTCGTACAAAAGTTGAGTGATGCCCTTGCAAAACTCTGATAAAAAGCACGACATTGTTACTGTACTAGAACATTACGGGTTTGAAATACCTGTCCGACATGGGTGGATTACCGTGCGTTGCGCCTTCCATGGTGATAGAGTTAAGTCAGCGCGTTTAAACATAGACAATGGTGGGTTCAGATGCTTCGGCTGCGAGATGGCTGGGGATGTGTATTCAATCATTATGAAAAAAGAAGGAGTTGGATTTCGTGAGGCTATCAAAATCGCAGAGAGAATTACTGGACTTAGCGAGTCAGAAGTACGCGGAACACCTAAGCGAAGTGATGCCTTACCTGAGTCAGAGAGGTATCACAGAACAGACGGCGCGTATGTTCCGCCTAGGCTTCGTAAAAGAGCCTGAGATTGGACATGAACCATACCGTGAAAAGTTATCAATTCCTTATCTAACACCAACAGGAGTTGTGGACATCCGCTTCCGTAGTTTAAACGGAGATGGACCGAAGTATCTTTCAAGACCGGGGGCTACTACACACATCTTTAACATTGCTGCATTGTTCCAAGAGAGTGACTGTCTAGTTGTATGTGAAGGCGAGATAGACACAATCATTGCAACACAAGCAGGCTTTAGTGCTGTTGGTTTGCCGGGGGCAAATAACTGGAAACCATTTTACGGCAGAGTGTTAGCCGATTGGTCAAGGATTTTGTTATTTTGTGATGGCGACAATGCTGGTCGTGAGATGGCAAAGAATTTATCCCGTGAACTAGACAATGTATTTCCCGTGTTCATGCCTGAGGGGTGTGATGTTAATGATGTGTTCTTGAACGAGGGCGCAGACGGGCTACGAAAACGAGCAGGAGTTTAAACACATGATTAAAAAGGTCGTGGTGCTGAGTGATTATCAAGTACCTTATCAAGACAGAAAGGCAGTCGCTTTACTCCACGATTTCATTTGGGATTACAAGCCTAATGAACTGTGGATAGTTGGCGATTGGATTGACCAGCCTGAACCCAGCCGTTGGTCAAGGGGTAATGCTGGTGAGTATGCAAGAACATTGCAGGCTTCCGTTAATGAAGCAACAGATTTACTAGCAGATTTACGCCACATCATGGGTCGCAGACCTATACATTTTAAGACTGGTAATCACGACATCAGAGTTGAGAAGTATGTGTCGCAGTATGCGCCAGCACTTCGCAGCCTAAGTAGTTTAACGCTAGAGGAAATGCTTGACCTTGACCGTTTAAACATTACTCTGCACCGCAAGCCCGTAGAACTAGCGCCGAACTGGTTGCTTGCTCATGGTGACGAAGGTGCATTGAGTCGTATTGCTGGCGGAACCGCCATGAATTTAGCAAAACGCTTTGGCAAAAGTGTCGTCTGTGGACACACGCACCGTTTGGGTTTACAAGCGTTTACTACATCAGTTAATGGAAAAGTGACGGAACAGTTGTATGGATTTGAGGTAGGAAACATGATGCGTTTAAACGCTGCCCACTATGTGGGCGGGTCTGCTAACTGGCAGCAAGGATTTGGTTTGCTAACAATCAAAGACCGTCAGGTATTTCCTACTCCTGTGTATCTACACAAGGGTCAATTCATAGTAAACAACAAGCACTATGCCTGAGTTTTTGGAACCTATCCGTCAGGTGGGCGGTGACGGCAGACGGGAAACTGCTGCCGTTCACGCTTTATCTAGGCTCTATCCGAACTGGCGCTTCTACCCTACGCCTAGGTTTTACTTTACTGATTTTCATTTGACTTGGTTGCACGACAACGGTAGAGAGAACTACTTAGGGGACATAGAGATTAAGTGGCTATCAATAGATAGCAGTATCCCAGCAATCTTTCCTTTTAATAAGTTGCAGCAGATGTTGATTAGCCCACCGTACCTAGATAACCCCGATACTTTCCACCGTATTTGTTTTAGATTTACTGATGGAACTTTGTTAATACCAGTTAAAGAACTGGCTGGCTTGATGCCTGAGTTTAATGTTCGCCACGATACCAACGAGCGTGACCTTGTAGTGCGAGTTAATGCTATGATGTTTAAACGCTACTGGATAGATGTGGTCATAAAGGAGTAAGAGTGGAGTTAAAGGA